GCTCAGTTGAGAGCTCTGTTGAGAGCTCTGTTAACGCTGCAGTAAAAGAATATGAATATTGAAAAGGAAATATATAGTGCAGTTTATGACTCAGTTAATATCTCAGTTATTAACTCAGTTTGGAACTCAGTTTGGGGCTCAGTTCGTAACTCAGTTAGGAACACTGTTGACATTGCAATACAAGAATATGAATATTGAAAAGGAAGTATATAGCTCAGTTTGTAACTCAGTTAGCGGCTCAGTTTGGGACTCAGTTAATAACTCAGTCCGTGACTCAGTACATGGCTCAGTTTATGTCTCAGTTTGGGGCTCAGTTTATGACTCAGTTAGAGACTCAGTTTATGGCTCAGTTTATGACTCAGTTAGCATTGCGATAAAGGATTATGAATATGACAAAGCAATCAATTGAAGTTTGTGTTTGGAACACGGTGTGGCGTGATGTTGATTTTTTGCGTGTTGCTTTAAAAAAGAATGTTGCAGATCACGTCGATGATGACCCTTTGCATAAAGCATTGAGTAATGTTCCACGCAATATTATAAACACAATTGGTGGTAATGTTCCATTCGTCGGCGGTTTTGAATTAAAGTCAATTCTCAACAATACGCTCTTAGAGCACCAATATATAAACTATGAAATTTGATTTTACAGTCTCTGAAGGTTGGATGTGGGTCATGTGCGCCATTCTGCTAATCAAGCTGGTTGACGTAATTTGGCGATCAATAAATGGTGACTATTAAGCTGTGCTTTTGTATAAATATGTTTGAGAAATCATTCTCAAATAACCACAAAAACATATGATTGAACAACTCGTAACTCTAATCCAAAATTACCCATGGTTTGCTGTAGTGACTGCTGCGGTATCATTAGCTAGTGCAATTGCAAGCATTACACCAACACCAGCCCCTGGGACTAAACTTGCAAAGGTTTATGCTGTAATTGATTTTATTGCTCTTAATATCGGCAAGGCAAAAGATACAGGTGTAAAAAAGTAAGATGAACGTCTTTACTGCACTATTGCTTGCCATAACAGCGCTTGCAAATCAATATGCTGAATACCTTAAAAATAAACGTGAAAACGAAATTGATGAACTTGAAGATGAAATTGATCGTTTGGCCGCTGATGGTTCTCCTGCCAGTAAGTTGCGCTTGGAGAGATTATCAAAAAGAATCAAACGAAAGACTCAACTCCTCACAGCTATATACACCCGAGACGATAACACTAAGTGACGGTGTAACATATCAGTTTAAAGAGGGAATACTCACTGGTCGTGGTGAAAAGTATCACAGCGACTATAGCTATCGGAGAGCAATCATTATTGGAAACGGCAATTAACAATAGTGCACTGGAAAACAACAAATTTAACGAGAGCCAAGGTATATTACATACCTTGGCTTTTTTCTTTATGTATATGAAAGCAAAAACTACAACCACACGCAAACCAAGGAAGCCAGCAGTCAATCAACACGATGAAAGCATTGAAAAATCATTGGCTGAAAACTTTAATTATAACATACGCATTAAAAAGCCATTTCATTTTAATGAAAAGCATCGCGCATTTTATGAATGTTGTAAAGATGAGAGCTCAAATATCGTATTTGTTGACGGCAGCGCCGGCACAGCAAAGAGTTACATTGCAGTATTAGCAGCGCTCGAAACATTTAAAGAAAAGCGCACAAAACAAATCATTTATATACGCAGTGTGGTGGAAAGCGCCAGCCGCAGTATTGGGTTACTCCCAGGTGAAATTGATGACAAGTTTGGGCCTTATGCAATGCCACTCATTGAAAAGGTTCGAGAGATAACAGATGAATCTACTGCGCAATACCTCAAAGCAAATGGTGTGCTGCAAGCTATACCAGTAAACTTTGCACGCGGCTTAACATTCAACGATTCCTTTGTAATTATTGATGAAATTCAAAACATGACCAAATCTGAAATTGTTACAATCCTAACACGATTTGGTAAGAATACTCGTTATGTTATATGCGGTGACCTAAAGCAAACTGACATTGGTAAACTATCAGGTTATGCTGAAGTATATAACAAATTTGATACCGCTGAGTGCCGTGAAAATGGTATACACACGTTTAAGTTTAGCTATTCCGAAATTGTACGTTCGAAAATACTTAAATTCATTGTGAATATTCTCGAGGCATAAGCGCTAACTATAGCACCACTTTTAAGAGAGCAGGGAGTCATCTTTGCTCTCTTTTTTTCTAAAAAAGTTATTTACATTTTCGATTTTTTTGATATAATAATCTATATGGAAAGTACAATACAAACCGATACATTAATGGGTAGACTATCAGCAATGGTATCTGCAAAAAAGAAAAAAGAATATGGCGAAAATCTGTTACAGGAACAGATGTTTTCTAGAGTTGTTTCATTGGTTGAAGATAAAAGTTTCCTTGAAGAAACCGTTTGCGATTCCACCGAAGGTGGTCACAATGTACATGATGCAGTATCTGATGTCTATACATATATTAAATTTGACCGTCCAAAGTTGCTTGACAAGATTATCATATCCGATCTTGAAGATAGCCTTGATGAATACACATCGTATTCAGTTGAATTACATGAACAAGACGGTTTTCACCTTAAACAACTAATTGATATTCGTAACATTATTTTCGCATGAATGTAGCAAACCTTAGAGATTATTTTATACAAGCATATAAAGACCGTGACTTTGTGCTTGATAAGAATGGCGGTAGCACAATTGAACTTGTTGGTGCTAGCTTTATGGCTGATGAACCCGCAATCTTTGGCGAACCTAATGATGACTATATCCAACGTGAATTGGAATGGTACCTATCACAAAGCTTGAGAGTAGCAGACATCCCAGGTGTCACTCCAAAGATTTGGGAAAGCGTAGCATCGCGTGAAGGACTTATTAATAGTAACTATGGTTACCTTGTCTATAGTGCAGAAAACAAAAGTCAATATGATTCAGCACTTGCAGAGCTAAGAAATAATCCGTTTTCACGTCGTGCAATTATGATTTACACACGCCCTAGTATACAAACAGAATATTGCGCCGACGGCATGAGTGACTTTATTTGTACTAATGCAGTACAATACTTGCAGCGTAATGGCGCGCTCCATGCTGTTGTGCAGATGCGGAGCAATGATGTGGTCTTCGGATATCGCAATGACTATGCATGGCAGCTGTATGTCTTGCAGCAACTGGCAGCTGACCTAGGTGTCCCAGCTGGGAATATCACATGGCAAGTGGGCAGCTTGCACGTATATGAGCGGCATTACAGCATGATTGAAAAATATATCGCACATGCATAACTTTTCCATTTACAATTCATCACAAACCGTATAATATAACAACATGAAGAAACAATCAATTATAGTTCTTGAAGAGTGCGCTGAATTGCAGCTTAAGAAAAGTAATGACTATCAAAACCCACATAGCCGCATTCGTCAGGCTGACTATTATCCTCGCGGTGCCGCAAGTATCCTTGATATTATTCAAGCGAAAGTCTTGCGTATGTATAGCGTAATTGAAGCAATGGAAAGCGATCCTGATTATGTACCCAACTTTGAGAGCATTGAAGATAGCGGTAAAGACTTGATTAATTATTCAAGCTTTCTCGTAGCATGGTGCCGTGGCGGTATTGATGGACAAGACACTAATCGTGACTTCTTAAACAGAAGCAAATAATAATGCTATAGATACACTCATATGAGTTCGCATACTACTACACTTGTTGTGGATTATGATGATACGATTGCAATAACATTCAATCGTGACTGGGAGCATGCTAAACCCAACACATCATTAATCTCTAAACTAAATGAATTATATCATTGCGGTTGGACAATTCATATTGTCACTGCACGTGGGCAGCTATCTTGCAATGGAGATTGCGATGCAGCCGATCTTAAGTATCGGAATCAAATTGAGAGTTGGTTGGTTGCGCACGATGTTTGTTATCATACGCTTTCGTTTCAAAAGAAACTTGCGGCATATTACATTGATGATAAGGGTATTACACCAGAACAATTTGTAGAAAAGTTTGATCGTATTGACTTGAATGCAGGCTGGAGCGGAGCAAGCGTCTATTATGATCGTGTAACAGATTGCGTCTATAAGACTGCAGGCAACAGTCATAGTGCAATAGGATGGTATGAACATGCAAAAGACTTAGGATATAATACGCCATACATTCACAACATTATTGGTGATACTATTCGCATGGATATGTTGCCAGAATATAATGGAAGTGTCTATAGTGTTGTAAATGTTATACGCTCATTTTCTAACCATCCTGCACTACAAGGAGACTCTGATCCTGCACGTTATGTAGAGCGTTGCACTGCACGTGCTATGAAATATTTGCAACCGCTACAAGTTGAAAAGATTAAGAACATATTGCAGCATGCAATGAAAAGCACGCCATACACATTTGGCCATGGAGATTGCTCTGTCAGTAATATCATGGGCAAAAATTCGTGTGAGAGCGATGTTCCTGCATTTATTGATCCTATTAATGACTCAACGCTATACAGCAGTTGGGTACTCGACATATCTAAATATTATGCAAGCATAGGTATGTTTGGATATGAGCGTGTCTCAACATCTGAAGTTGTAGCTCATTCGGGATTGGACGCTGCTCTAATACGCGCACACGCTCTTGGTCAATATTGTCGTGCATTACCATATGCGCCTGAATCTTCTCGTACAAATATACTTAACCTTATAACAGCAGAATTAAATGTTCTTTGATAGAAAATCAGTTGCCGAACGTATTGGCAAGGAGCCACATGAAGTAAAGATTGGATTCACTTGCTCAACATTTGACTTGTTTCATGCAGGTCATAATGTTATGCTTATGGAGTCAAAACAGTTATGCGACTATCTTATTGTTGGATTACTAGTTGATCCAACGAGTGATCGTCCAGATACAAAAAATAAACCAATACAAAGCGCCTTTGAGCGATACACACAGCTTGCTAGCTGTAAGTATGTTGACGAAATCATTCCATTTGAAACTGAAAAAGATCTTGTGGATATGATTATGACAATCAATCCTGACATACGTATTGTTGGTGAAGAATATAAAGGCACGGATCATACTGGCGTTGGGCTGTGTCCAATACATTATAACAAACGACGCCATTCATTTAGCACAACAGAACTAAGAACACGTGTAAGCAACACAAGCAATATATAACTCAATATGAAAGTACTAATTACAGGAGGTGCCGGTTTTGTCGGTACAAATTTAATCCCAAGCTTATTGGATGAAGGGCATGATGTATATGTTTATGATAACCTTGCACAAGGATCATACATTCCAGCCGTTCATGATCGTGTGAATTTTTGCAAAGGAGATATCACATCACGTGAAACACTTTTTGACTATGTGGGCCGCGTCAAGCCAGCTGTTACATTCCACTTTGCAGGACTTGTTAGCATTTATGACTGTCATCGTGACTCCGCAAGCGCGCTGTTAAATAATGTCTATGGTTCATTGAATGTATTTGATGCACTCCTAGAGCATGGCTGCCCAAGAATTATCTTTTCAGAAACAAGTGCAGTATATGAAAATTGTGCATTACCACAGCACGGATTTTGTGAAGATCAAAGCGATCCCACAACATTCTATAGTACATCCAAATCATGTGTTGCTCTTATGGCAGAGAGTTATGCGCGCACCAAAGGATTAGAATATACAGCATTGCGTTACTTTAATGTAGCAGGTCCTATTCAAGACTATCGTCGCACAGTGCCGCCACTCTTTGCAGGATTTGCAATACGACTTATGGCAGGCAATCACCCAATCATATTTGGAGATGGCGCACGTCGTCGTGACTTTATTCACGTGAATGATATTAATAGTTTCCATTTACTTGCAATGAAAGACTCTCGTACCATTGGAGAAACATATAATCTTGGGCGTGGCGAAAGTTATAGCCTACTTGAAATTGGTTCTATTGTAGGCGATGTATTGCGCAAGCGTGGTTATGATATACCACAAGAAATCACCTATACATATATGCCAGAGATTAACGGAGAAGCATTTGATATTTATGCTGATATCACTAAAGCGAAGGGGTTGGGCTGGGAGCCAACACACAGCATTGCTGTTGCACTGGATGATACCGTATGTTACCTTGAAGCTGAAATAGCGCGCGGCGCAATTGTGCCGTCTACATATATGAGCAACATAAACATTGAAAACGTAAAGATTGGATAATATGAATATATTTGTTGGAAAGTTAGGAAAGAGCATCTTGTTTAATCGCAAGTCATGGGGCTCTATTGGCGGAGATAATGAAGCTCCTACATATTACGAAAACCTTTTTTATCATAATCCTGAGGTAAACTTTTACCTGCTAGGCAGTAATGACTATAGCCGTTTGGATGAGCGTGAGCGCAATCGTATTAATCGTCACGGTAATGTACACGATATCTGGGGCGAAGGTTGGAAAAACTTTAAGAAGAACCACACTGTTACAAAACTAGGTGGTCGTGTTGCATACGTAGATCACTGGGCTGCAGAATCAAAACGTGCGGGATTAGAGATGGATGGTGGAATCATTATTGCAGGACCAAATGCAACAACGAATATTCCATACCGTTGCACTCAAATGAAAAATCCAACACAGGAGTCAACCCCTATTGAAATGATTGGATGTTACACTGGTCCGCTAGCATCATACCTAAATGAATATCGTGTGCCATACATTTTAATTGTAAATGATCCGCGGTATTTTCCATTTATGGCTAAAGATATTATGCATGCGCCTGGTGCAGTCCTATCACAATATAACGAGACCATACAATACAAGCATCGTATTGCATATAAAGATAACACGGTAAATAGTTTTCCACTTGAATGTTTGTATGCATCAATGGAAACAATCTATTTGATTGATCCACCGCCGGCAGCGCCAGATGAGTGCACACTTGATAGTTTCTTTAATGACGAGCCTACAGTTGAGTCCCCGCCAGTTGAAAAGGATGTATCATTTCTTGTAGTATTAAACGAAGGACGTCCTTCACGCTATGATATGCTAAAGAATAGTATTCTTGATGGTGTACAAGATGTTGAGATTTATGGAAAGTGGGATCCTGAAACAATTGGGGATGACTCTCGCTTTAAAGGTAGTTTACCCTATGAGGAGTTACAACGTCTATTACCACGTGTTAAATATTCATATTGTATTCCCATTAAGAAGGGATGGACTACAATGAAGTTTTGGGAACTGATAAATCATGGCGTCATACCATTCTTACATCCAACATATGATGAACAAAATAACTTGAAGGCTCCTGAGTTTTTGAGAGTGCCAGATAGTAAGGAGTTGTTTAAGCGCATTAGTTTTCTTGAAGAAAACCCTGACGCATATCAAACACTCTTAACCAACCTAAAGAATATGATCACAACAGAACATCGCGATGGCACATTACTAAATCGCACTACAATGAATAGCCTTAAAGCAATTATAAATTAATATATGAAGTATGCATCAATAATCCCGCTTATTGGCGGAGAGAGTTTAGGAATCATGGAAGCGACAAATGGACAGCTCCCAGAATATGTCTTGAGTTATAGTCCGTTTAAAAATAATGATAGTCATTATATACAATACATTCGCGAAAAGCGTGGATGGACTGGTGACTATGTATTTCTCGATGAAGATAAAACATATAAGCCATCAACTGTTGATGTTGTAAATAGTGTGTGCCCATGCGCAGGTCTTAGCAGCTTGAGCGTAAGCAGCAGCGCAAATAGTGCAGTGAATGATTGGTTATATACCACAGCAGAATATGTATTGAGTGAGATTGGACCTAAAGTATTTTGGGGAGAGAATGCGCCGCGTCTATATACGAGTGCAGGCGCACCTGTAGCGGATCGCCTATATGAAATTGGGCAGCGTTATGGTTATAGTCTTAACTTGTATTATACAGAAAGCCGCTTGCATGGTCTTGCACAAAAGCGTCCGCGTACATTCTACTTCTTTACGCGCAGTGAGCGCGCTCCAATATTCCCATGGCACCGTCGTGAATTTGAGCCGGTTGAACGTATCTTTGAACGTGCCATTGATCCAAATGATCCAATGAATATACGCGGAAATAACGATGATCCGATGGATAACCCATGGCTCCGCTATTGCATGCACAAGACAGGATCGGAAACAATCATGGACTACTTTAACAAAATCAATAAGTCAACAAATTGTATTGTAGAATCTGATCGTGGATTTGATGGCACACTATATGATGTTGCTGATTGGATGCGTAATAAAGGATATGATCGTTTTGCTGACCGTGCAGTTGCAATGCAAAAGAAACTTGAAGATGGGAAAGGTTACTGGGCGCATGGTATTACAATGGGCAAAGGTGAAATTCCTTCACTCATTGGCGCGCAGCCACACTATTTGATTAATGCATATACTGGACGATTTGTTACCGTTCGTGAATGTATGCGCATTATGAAAATGCCTGATGACTTTAACCTAGCTGGTGATAATCCACGCTCTAAGATTAATCATATATGTCAAAACGTACCTGTGAGTACCGCTGCGGATATGATGCGTGGGATCATGGCTTACCTAGCTGGTCAAACTGACTTTGGACCAAGTTCATATGTCAAACAAAATAACAAGTCACAGGTATACAGCAGCGCTCTAACCGTTAAAGAAGAGTCAAATACTGAGCCACTCGATGCATTTTTCCATTTACATTGAAGAAAAAACCGTATATAATAACTATACAAAATAAATTAAATTATGTCAAATATACTAGAGAAACTAAAAAAGAATTGCCGCATTAAAGAAGCGGATGTCCTATCAGATAGTGAATTTTATGCTGAGAAAGATATTACTACAACAAGCGTACCAATGATTAATGTTGCACTTGGAGGTAGCATTGATGCTGGATTAACAAGTGGACTAACAGTACTTGCAGGTCCAAGTAAACACTTTAAGACCAGCTTTGCACTACTTATGGCAAGTGCATATCTTAAGAAACATAGCGATGCATGTCTTATGTTTTATGATAGTGAATTTGGCAGTCCTCAGAGTTACTTTGAGAGCTTTGGTATTGACACAAAGCGTGTCTTGCATATTCCTATTAAAAACATTGAAGAACTTAAGTTTGATATTGTGAATCAGCTTGAGCAGATGGAGCGCAAAGATAAGGTAATTATTGTTATTGATAGTGTTGGTAACCTTGCAAGTAAGAAAGAACTTGAAGATGCAATGAATGAAAAGAGCGTGGCCGATATGACACGTGCTAAAGCGCTTAAAGGATTGTTCCGTATGGTTACGCCATACCTTACAATGAAAAACATTTGCTTGCTTGCAATCAACCATACCTATCAAGAAATTGGCTTGTTCCCAAAAGCTATTGTTAGCGGTGGAACTGGCATCATGTATAGTGCGGACAATGTTTGGATTATTGGTCGCCAACAAGATAAAGATGGTACCGAAATTCAAGGCTATCACTTTGTAATCAATGTAGAGAAGAGCCGCTTTGTTAAAGAAAAGAGCAAGATTCCAATTAGTGTAAGTTGGAAAGGCGGTATTGAAAAATGGAGTGGATTACTTGCTGTTGCGGTTGATGCTGGATATGTAGTGAAGCCAAAGAACGGATGGTATGTTGCGCATAACCCTGCAACCAAAACCGATCTTAGCGGTTCATTGCGTGAAGCTGCAACCATGACCAAAGAGTTCTGGGAAAACGTATTTAAGAATACTGATTTTGCAGATTACATTAAGAACAAGTATACCATTGGCTTACGCGACATGATTACGGATAGCGAAGACGCGATGGTTGACTTACACGAAGACGAAGCATAAAGGATATGCCCAGTGAAATAAGCGACTATATTTTCATTGACGATCCCGCAAACCAAAATGTTTGTGGGATCCAATGCACAAACGCAAAGTACTATGGAATACGATATAAGTATGGTACCATAAGCGTAGATGAAGATGTGAAACATGATAAGTGTCAATTAAATTTTGACTATAAAATTATTTACAAACCAGCGTGTTTTGATATAATTGACTTAAACGCAGACACCGACTTTAAAAACTTTGCTGGTGATGTCTTGTGCGATATCTTAACAAATCAGGAATACAAAATTGGAAAACATGGAGACAAATCTTGAAACAACAATCATTAACAATCTTATACACAATGAAGTATTTTGTCGCAAAGCGCTGCCACACATAAAGCCTGAATATTTTGATGGTATTCATCGCACTATATATGAGGCTATCTTAAAGTTTATTACCAAGTATAATAAGCTGCCAAACAGTACAGCATTAAGTATTGAATATAAGGCGTCTGACGCTAGTCGTAATGCCAATGCAGCCGAGGTTAACTATTACATCAATGCATTATCAGAACACCTAACGGTTGACGAGCAATGGATTATTGATAGTACCGAAAAATGGTGTAAGGACCGTGCAGTATATCTTGCCATCATGGAGTCAATCTCTATCATTGATGGTAAAGATCTTGAAAAGAGTGAAGGCTCAATTCCTACTATATTAAGTAAAGCATTAAGCGTCACTTTTGATACAAATGTAGGACACGATTACCTTGAGAATGCTGAAAGCCGTTATGAATTTTATCATAAGACCGAAGATAAGATACCATTTGATCTTGATATGTTTAATGTTATTACAGGCGGAGGTATACCACGCAAGACGCTTAATATTATTCTTGCCGGCTGTGTTCACCCTGAGACTCCAATTCGAGTAAGGATTCATAAGAAAATTCTTTCTTAGACCGCTTGCGATCTGGTTGGTAATTGCGTGCTTTTCCTAATTGCCAACCACGCAAAAGCAATTCAAATATCTTATTGGTTTCAATACGAAATGTTTTTTCTCCGTTATTCACATATTCTTTTCCACCATCTTTCATACCGTATTGCCATCCTTCATCAATTTTTTGTTGAATTTCATTATAAAGACATCGTGTTATAACATCGTTTTTATGAATCCATAATTTACCAATATGTGATTTTCCTCCCATATGTCCACGCTTCGAGCGGCCTTCCTTTGAGGCCCAATACGCCCATGGGTTATTGGGCGAAATTATTGAAGCTTTTCCACCAAGTGATGCAAATTTTGAAAAGTTTTCTGGATTGTGAATGCCTAATTTATTTTTAATTTGTGTCTTAATTCCTTTACGTGAAATTTCAGCTCGATCTTCCTTACCAATTGAAAACATTCCTATCTTATTCTCATAACACCATTTGCCAACAATACGTCTTTGTTCATATGTTAAATTTGCTCCTAGCATATGCATTGATCGTAGGTCATTAACCATACCATGAATTTTCCACAATAAGAAATGTGCTGCTATATGCTGTCTAATACTAAGGTAAGTAAAATTACTTTCATCTTCTCCGCCGCCCGCATGTCGTGGAATGATATGATGTTTATGTATGTTTGATCCTTTACAATAATGAATTTTGTTATTTACATTTTCATTACATATGTTATAATAGATTCGAGCGTAAAATTTCATAAGATTGATTCCTGTTCCAGCTAACATTATATTTATACAAATCACACCTTTATATGACCGAAAAAATTATTAAAATTAAAGAAATTGAAGAGCTCCTGAATGCAGGATACACAATAGAAGTAGATTCACCCGATGGTTTTGTTCCCGTATCAGCATTTGTTGATAAAGGAATGTGGGAAGAATACGTTTTATTGCTTAATAGCGGAAAAGTTATTCGAGTCAATGAAAATCACTTGTTTGAAACTATTGATGGTTGGCAATATGCAAAAGATCTAGTTCTTAAAAAACAGCAATATCTGACTGAAGACGGATACCAAATTGGTATTGTTACAAAAACAGGAAAGCAAATTCCAATCGTTGATATTCAAGTTGAGCATGAAAATCACCGATACTATACTGATGGTGTTTCTTCACATAATACGGGTTGCGGAAAGAGCTTAGGTATGTGTCACATGGCAAGCGCTGCATTGGCACAAGGTCGTAATGTACTATACATTACAATGGAAATGGCTGAAGAAAAGATTGCAGAACGTATTGATGCCAATCTTTTTGATGTTCGTATTGACCAATTAAAAGACTTGACTAAAGCATCATTCAACACAAAGGTTAAAGGTATTAGCGATAAAACCAAAGGTAAACTTGTTGTCAAAGAATATCCAACCGCGAGCGCACACGTTGGTCACTTTCGCGCATTGTTACTTGAACTCAAATTGAAAAAGAAGTTTGAGCCAGACATCATTTATATTGATTATCTAAACATTTGCGCGAGTAGTCGCATGAAAGGATTGAGCGGTAGTGTCAATACTTATAGTCTTATCAAAAGTATTGCTGAAGAAATTCGTGGATTGGCTGTTGAATTTAATGTTCCTATCTGGAGCGCAACTCAAGTTACAAGAGCGGGATATTCCAGCAGTGATATCGAAATTACGGATACAAGTGAATGTATTGCTATTACTGAATCCGTTACTATGCGTGATGGACAAGTTAAAACACTCGATGAAGTTAAACTAGGTGACCAAATTACTGCAAATGATGAATATAAAACAGTAATGTTTAAGCATCATAATAAGATGAAAGATTGTGTAAAGATTACAACCGAAAGCGGTAAATCAATAATTGTTTCGAAGGATCATGTATTTCCATGTAAAAACAATGGGAATGTTAAACGTATTAGTGTTAATACCGGATTAAATGTTTCAGACATTCTATCTGTTGTACTCGGCAAAATGTAATTATTATAAATAATATCATACTACAGATTTTATGATAGCTATTACTGATCCATTAGAGAGAAAACCCATACGTGACATAATTAATAAATTGCCTGATGATAAAAAACAATATTTTATTCAATTTATAGCTGAATATATTGGTCATAAAAAACTATCATCGTCCCTTAAGCGCAAATATGAATTGTTTAAAGACATACTTATGAATAATGAAAATTCATATATTTCATTATTCACAGAATACAATTCATCTAATAATCAATATCGTAAAGCGGATATTAGACATGGCTTAGGCTCAGGTAAAAAGTTAAAAACCACATACGCGGCGCGGCCCAAAGCGGTAAATATTAATTCATGCTTTACGATTACTTATTGGATTGCTAAAGGCTTATCTGCCGAAGAAGCCAAAAAGCAGGTTTCTGAATTGCAAAGTAAAAACTCAAAGAAGAAGCATCATAAATTTAAATTGAACAGCTTAAGTTATAAAGAATATTTACCCAATTGTATTGAATATTGGATTGCTAGAGGCTATGATTTAAACGAGTCGGAAATTCTCAGAAAACAAATTTCTATAAAATCTGAGTTATCATATGCAAATTATATTGAAAAATATGGGTTTGATATAGGTACGACTAAATTAAAAGCACAGCACGAAAAACGAAAGGCTACATTGATTGAACGGTTTGGCACAACTGCAGTGAATGGCAAATGCTCAAAGGAATCACTTAAATTTTTCATCCCGCTTTATAAAAGTATTAGAAAACTAGGTGTTAATAAAAATGATATCTTTTGGGGCATTCGCGGAAGTAAAGAATTTGCGCATCATTATAATGGCATGAACTTCTTTTATGATTTTACGATTCAATCATTAAAAATAACAATTGAATATAATGGTGCATTTTGGCACGCGCGTCCTGAAACTGAGTGGAAAGGCTTTGGATCTAAAGAAGAAAACCTTGCTTATAACCATATTAAAGAAAATACTATTAAACAGTACGGCCATGATTTATACATTGTATGGTCGGACGAAGATCTTGAATTAAAAAGAAATACTATAACACAAAATATTAAAGAAAAATACTATGCAACCGCTTGAAGAATATTGTCTAATTAAAGCAAATGAGCTTATCACAAAGGGTATGGTGTCCGAACATACCGATGTTTTTGAATTAACTGATATGTTAATTGCGCTTGAAACTGAAAAAATTGATAAGAATACAAAAAGTGATCTTAACCTAAATTATAATGATCCTATTGTTTCTATTGAGGATGTTGGTGAGGTTGAAACTACAGACATTTCAACCTCAGGCGATAACCTATTTTACTGCAACGGCATTTTAACAAAAAACAGTTTTGGACTACCTGCAACAGCCGATTTGATGCTTGCATTTATTCGCACCGAACAACTTGACAAGATGAATCAAATTATGGTTAAGCAACTTAAGAATCGGTACAATGATCCAACAACCAACAAGCGATTTACTATTGGAATTGATTTACCAAAGATGAGACTGTATGATATTAGTGATCCTATGGCAAACATCTCAACAGAGCCTGATAACACGCCTGTGGCCAATACGCCGTTTAGTTCTGGACGAAAGTCTCGTGCAGTGAGTGGCTTAAATGTGTAATTTTATAAATAATGCTATATAAATAGTTTTATGTCAAGCCTAAATCATTATAAAGAATACCTATCCGAAGCGCTATCCACCTCTGGTGTTAATAAAGCTGCATTCATTATTTCACGTTATCTTAAAAAGAAGACTGGTAAAGTTTTCTTCCGCTACCCAGGCCTAGAGCAATATCAAAATTCCAACGGTGTTGGTTTTGGATTACGTTTCTATGCAGTGCGTAAAGGACTTAGCGTACGTTTTAACTGGAAACAAAGTGGAGCTGCAGGATTAAATAACCTTGAGAGTATTGACTATTGGGATGGTATCTCATCTGCGCCATTTCACATTGAATTTGATCAAACTGTATCTCTTGTAAAAACACTTCCAGTGATTGCTGACATTATTAGCAGTGGCACACCATCACTAGGATCTATTAGCACTATTGCTGATGGTGTACCGCTATATGAAAACGTATTGCATGAGGCAGCTGAATACGACTTTGATACAATCTTTGACGAAATTGTCGATATGATTGTTGACCCTTCTTTTAGCAAAGGTAAAGTTTGGAATGCATTTAAAAGTTCAGGCGTAAAGATTTTTGATGCGCTTGAAATGAAATACCCAGATCTTATTACCAAGCAAGGCACCAAGTATGTCTGGGCTGGCTCTAATAAAGATCTTAAAGCACTTAAGAGCGGCAAAGAAGAAATCTTGCAAAAGGTTGGTATTGTAACAGGTAAGATTACCAAAGGTAGTTCAATAGAGCGCTATAAAGGAGATGCTCAAATTGACGAGCTTGAAAATCAACGTACACGCCTATCCTTTGAAGCGCAATTGCAAGATCTTGAGCGCCTTGTTAAATTTACAGTAAACGGCGCATCCAATGCACTGTTTGTATCTGGTAAAGGCGGCGTAGGTAAAACACACACCACAGAAAAGATTCTTGCCGACCTTGGATTGAGAGATGGTAACGGTTACTTCAAGAATACAGGTAGCGCAAGTGCTGCTGGACTATATAGCTTGTTGTTCCGTTATAAGAATGAAGTTGTATTCTTCGATGATAGTGACGATGCATTGGGCGACCAAGAAGCACGTAACCTTCTTAAAGCGGCAACCGATACTAAGAAGGTACGTAAGCTCGTATGGAACAAGATGGGCAAAAACGTAGTTGATCCTGAAGGAGATCTTACAGACGAAGAAATTCTCGATAACGGTCAAATCCCACGTTACTTTGAATTTACTGGTAAGATTATCTTTATCTCCAACTTGAGCTTGGATAAATTGGATCCAGATGGTGCGCTGCGTACACGCGCACTTATTATTAACATCGATCCAACCGAAATGGAAATTTATGATTTCATGGAGAAGATTGTTGGCACCATTGAATTGGCTGACGGCATGAAACTGGACCAAAAATCAAGATTACATGTTGTTGAATTACTTCGCAAAGGTAAGAGCAAGCAAAGCGCAAACCTTCGTAAGTTATCACGTGGATTGAATATGTCAGCAGGCGCGCTTGCAGCTGGTATTGAAATTCCAGATAGCGAACTTGCGCGTATGATTGAAGATTACGCATAAGAGATTTTAAAAACCCAACTCATTTTGGCGCTATCAGAAATGGTAGCGCCAAAATTGTTTATAATTAATATTGTATGATAAGAGTACGTGTCTATGGATTAAAACACGATCCTGAATTGCGAACGACAGTAAAGAAAGCAATAACATTTGCTCTACAAGAATTGTTACCACGCAAGAGATGTCTATACCTTACCGTTAAGTGCGCAAACAACCTGTTAGAGAAGGAAGGCGCTTATGGATTATGCTATAGTACTACTGATATACATACATATTATATTGACTTACATCTTGTGCAATGCGCAAAAGAGTTCTTACTTACGCTCTTTCATGAGTTGGTACACGTAAAACAATTTACTCTTAAAGAACTCGTCTATCATGGAGATTATGAACTATGGCATGGCGTACGTTATAAGAGTAAAGAATGCGAATATTCACGCCCGTGGGAAAAAGAAGCGCGGCGTATGGAAGCCTTGCTATATAAGATGTTTATGAAATTATAAATATATATTACAATGGGCAAATTGAATGAAGGCGATGTTATTGAAGGCATTTTTACAATTGCTCTAAGTTTGTACTTGGCATATGGAAAAGTCGATAAACAAAAACTCAATCAAATTCGCACTAAGATTGATACCTCTGTTTTTGCAAAAGGAAGATTTAAGTATGATGTAGTGACCAATAATAAACGTCAGGTTGGAAAAAATATGCCTGACTTTATTAACGTTTCATTTGAAATGAGACTAAAACCAAAATCTATACAAGGTGCTTTTGGTAAAGATTATGATGTCTTGTATAGGTCATCAAAAGATATTGGAAACATTGATAGGAAGATAGATCAGCTCATAAAGGCAGTTCAAAATTCTGCATTTGTCCGTCGTGCCGATGCTGCCATAAATACATTCTTAAAAAATAAAACTGCAGATATCATAAACATTATTGTTATTGCTGATGGTATTGCTGGAGAATCCTCAGGCGGAAAAATCAAAGGAGATGTCACATTAACAATATATGCACAAACACGTAACGGAAATAAAAAGATAACATCTGGTGATATTCCGTTTTCGTTGAAGTCAGAATCGGTTACCGTATCAAGTCTTTCACCATACTTTGGTATGTTGGGCATTGCCGAAGCTCTTAATATAAAATGGGATGCAAAAGAAAAATATGTTAGACTCGCAAAGTCGTTTGTTGGTCCTGTTGAGCAAAAAGCTAAATTTGCACTTATTAGAAGTATGTATGAAGACTTGAAAGACAAAATACTTCTTAATAGTAATAGCCCAAGTTTTACGCTCAATGCATTAAACTTTTTAGGCAAAAATATATTTGGTGATGATTTGGCAGATGTAATTGATATACAACGCGGTGCTGTAAAAGAAATCACGCAAGACTATTTTAACAAACTCAAAAAATCGGTTAAACTAATAGCACAAGTAAAAGGATCAAATTTGATTTTTCTCGACAAGAACACAAAAGCAGCAATTTTTCAAATAAGAACAAAATTGCGTGAAGAAGCAAATGAAGCTAAATTTTATCTAGAGGTTGGTTCTGGAATATACGCAAAATAAATATGATAGGATTTAAACAATACATATGAAAAGCTTTAAAAGATATTTAGATGAAGACTATTATACTGGTCTTGCAAAGAGCACACGCGCACGTCGGGCTGCACAATTTAATCGTCAAGCATCAAAGGACGATGACGATCCTTCGGCATACAAGCCTGCACCCGGTGACGCCTCAGCTGAAACAGTTCCTTCCAAATATACCAAAGCGTATGCTGCAAAATATGGTAAAGAATCTGTAGATTTTGATCAATACCAAACGCTCGATGAAGAAGCGCAACTTGCTGGACTAAAGACTAAATCTGAAAAAAGTGGAATTGCATATGGGATACTTAAACAAGTATTTGATCGAGGAATGGCTGCTTGGAAAACAGGGCATCGCCCGGGAGCAGGACAATTTCAATGGGCGTATGCACGCGTTAATAGTTTTATAGTTGGTGGTAAAACACGAACAACTGGTGATGCTGACTTATGGGCAAACCATAAGAAAGGTTAAGTATATATAAATATACTATACGATGAAAACACCACTAAGATTACGAGACCTAATGACTGTTGATCCAACAGACGGTTCATACGATTATGATCCGCTAGACCTAATGATTAATGCATATCGCAAACGTAAGAAAGGTCCGTTCATGGCTGATGAAGGTGCTGAAACTGATGAAAGCACACCTGAACTTAAAGAAGTACTTACAGCTGCACAGCGTATGGCTAGACGCGCATCGTTTCGTCGCAACAAGTCTGCACTTAGGATTGGCCGTGCGCGCTCGTTGCGTCGCCGTGCAAGTAACGTAGTATTAAAAGCACGTGCATTGCGTGCAGCTCGCGCCGAAATTACAAAGCGTCTAACTGGTGGAAAAAATAAAGGAGATCTTTCCTTTGGCGCACGTGCTGGTGTTGAAAAACAACTTGCACGTAAAAAGACCATCATTAAGAGTTTGGCAGCTCGCCTATTGCCGCAAGTTCGCGCAAAAGATGCAGCTCGCTTTCAGCGTAAAAAATAATTATAATGAAGAGCTTTAAAGGATACATTACTGAAAAGACGCGTGAACTTGTTGCGATATATGATTCGTTTAATCCACCAACAATACACGATGAAGCACTACTTAATGCTGCAAGTGTACACTCTAAAAAGAGCGCAACGCTTCGTGTATATTCATTTCAAACTGAAGGGTATGAAGAACACCCGTTAAACTATGATGATAAAATACGGTATATGCGCAAGATGTTTCCACAATATGGCCGTAATATTATACGTGATTGTAATATTAAAGATGCCGTAGATGTTGCGGTATCAGCTTATAATGAGGGTTACACAAAGCTAACAATGTTAGTACGGACTGAACATATAGTTGAATTTAAACAACAGCTGCATGCATATAATGGTATACGCGGTGTGCATGGTTATTATAAATTTTCTGATGGTATACGAATAGTGCCAGCACCATCAGCGCTACATGAAAGTGTACAACGTAATGCGGCTGCTAATAATGACCTAAAGACATTTGCTGAAGGATGCCCTAAAACATTTGGGGAAGTTAAAGAGTTATTTAATGCAGTGCGCACTGGGATGGGCCTTAAGGAAAGCCATAGTTTTCGCAAGCATATACAATTCCAATCTTTAGGTGAAACACGTGAACGTTATATCTCTGGCGAGATATACAATATTGGCGAAAGAATCATTTCTAAAAAAGATGGGCTATCGTATACAATTAAAGAGCGTGGGCCTAACTATATAACATGCATTTCTGAAACTGGAGGTCATACTAAATTTTTTATACAGGATGTTATTTATGAAGAAAGCTGGGAAGATGGTTATGAGCGCCGTGTAGTGCGCACAACCGATCCTGAGCGTTTAAGTGCAGGTTATGATTGGCGCATCAAAGGTAAAGATGACGATGCACGAACAATTAAATATTATAAAAAGAAACCAGACTTTGATGAATTTACTCGTCAAATGAAAAGAGTTGCAGGACATGAATTTGGAGCTTGATGAAGAATATGGCGCAGGCTTTGAAGGTACACCTAGCCTATTATATAAATACATAAAGGACACCCCAGGGCAACGCATACAACAATTTAACACCGAGATGAAACAAAAAACATATCAAGAGTTTGAAGCTCAACACAAAAAGATGTATCCTTCACATACGACGGATCAAATAAAAGCTGCATACAAAAAATACAGCGAATATTTTGAAATGGAAGAAGCTTATGGTGAATCATGGGTTGTTTACAATAAGGACGCCAAAGCAAAAATCAAACCTTTCAAAACAAGAAAAGGTGCGTATGAATATGCTGCAAAAAATGGAGGAGTTGTATACAGTGGTGAATATTACCATGATCACCAAGATGACATTAATTCCGGTAAACTTGTAAAAGAAGAATCTTTACAAGAAGCTGTTCCAAAAATTGATGTTGAAGAACTGCTTGATGCAGCTGCTAAAATGCGAAAGGAAATGCCGGCATTGCGTAAAGGACAATCTATAATGATTACCTTATATAATATGAATCCAAAACTATATTCAATGGCAGTGGACAAAGCAGATGCATTTACGGTTGACGCAAAAATCCCAGATTTGATCAACTTCTTGGATCCAAAATATTATGCTGAATCCGCAAATCTCGATGAAGCTACTGGTACTCATTCTATGGGTACTGTAACCATCACAGCACCGGGAAATATATTGCATGGAAAAACAGCTAATATCTTTCACAAGTTTCCTGATGGGCGCATTAATGTTCAGCATAGAAAGAGCGACAAAAAAGGCGATGTTATTAATCTTACACTCAAAAAAGGAGAATATAAGTTAGATGAAGCCGTTGACTTAGAGACTGCACGTAAGATTAAAATTGTTGCACTTGCAACAGGTTCTTGCGACCTAGAACATATTCATGAATTTGTATCGCTCAATCCAAACATGGAGTCAATCGTAACACTTAAAGAAACTTATAATAAATATATTCAATCACTATGAAGAAACTAAATGATATCCTAAACGAATCGGCATCTGAAGTCGAAATTAAATTACTTAAGAGCGTATTAAAGACTCTTGGATTTAAAGCAGCTAAACCTGGGAATAACACCTACTATACAAATGTCGATAACATTATCGAATTGTATGGTCTTCCAATGAGAGCAGGCAAGTATGCTGACATCTTTGTTGCAGTTACCGATAATGCGTCCAAACCATATTCATTGGTTGACATTGAAGGTACATTAAAATATGCAAAAGTTAACGATATTGTAAAGGAGTTACAAAAGCGCAGCAACAGCATTAAAGAGGGCGCAGAGGAAACCGATCCTGTAGGTGAAGCATTGGCTTTACTTGATGAAATTACAGAAATGACTGAAGAGATTTATGATTGCATTTCAGATCAAGAAAATATTGATGACGATATTGTAAAGGCTATCTCAAACATCTATGCAACGGTTGACGAATTATATACTGCTGTTGACGAGAAATACGATATTAATATTGATGATGGCGAATATGAATATGGCGATGTCAAGATGACCAATGAAAGTGTTGACTATACCAAGTTTAAACAGCTTGCAGCTGTTGGTCTGGTAGATGAAACAAACATTCAACCTTTGGTTCTTGCTGTTAAGAATCTTGAAGATGGCAAAACTTTAACACCATCTCAAAAGGATCTAATCATGAATACATTCCTGTCACTTGTTGGAATAATTACAGGTGATTCATCATTGATTAATACTTTAAAACGTAATATCAAATCTTAAGGCGTATTTAAATTACGTTGTTGTATTATATTGAATCTATATTATTATACCACATAATTTTAAAATGTAAATAAAAAAATGCCTACACAATACATATCAAGTACTAACACTCTAACGCGGCAAGGTGCACGTTACGAGGTAAATATGCTATCAGACCAAATTACACCAGGTGGCGCTCTTGTAGATGCATTTGGACGTTTACGTGTGTCTGAACCATTCACGCTATTTGAAAGCCAACATCGTTATACCGAAAATGATAAATGGAGTACTGTAACTGCGTCTGGCGGAAGCACCACTCATGTCTCTGCGGAGAGTGCAATCAATATGTCAGTTACAACAACAACTGGCAGCAAGGTCATTCGCGAGTCAAAGCGGGTAATGCCATATCAACCTGGGAAAAGTTTGCTCATTATGTCAACCTTTGTTATGGCAACTCCAGTCACTGGGCTACGCCAAAGAGTTGGTTATTTTGGTAATGACAATGGAATATATTTAGAAAATGATGGCACTGGAAACTTCCTTGTGCTTCGCAGTCAAAGCTTAGGTACAACAATTCGTGTACCTCAAAGCGAATGGATCGGCGATAAATTTAATGGATCTGGTTATTCAGACGTGACACTCGACGTTACAAAGTCTAATATTTTTTGGATTGACATTGAATGGCTTGGTGTAGGCGACGTTCGTTGTGGATTTATTGTACACGGTAAACCTGTTGTCGCTCATGTATTTCATAATGATAATGTTCGCACCACGACATACATGACAACTGCATGTCTGCCAATACGATATGAAATTGAAAATTTAGGATCTGCTAGTGGAACACTTAAACAAATATGCAGCACTGCTATTTCAGAGGGTGGCTATAACCCAGAATCAATTACATATTGTCAGGCATCGTCGGCATCAGTATTTGTCACACGGCAAACCAATGCGACAACTGCTGATCGAGGAAAATTCTTTAATGCTGTATCAATTCGCTTATCATCGTCTAAGTTAGATGGTATAATTATTCCTACTGGTGTTTCTATTGTTATTGAACAAAATAAAAAATATCAATGGGCTCTAATAAAAAATGCAACCTTTACAACATCTCCTACATGGACTGTTCACCCAGATTGCGTCACTACCGAATTTGCAATAAGTGATTCAATTATGACTGGTGGAACCATAGTAAAATCCGGATTCCTTACAAATGCCAGCGAATCAGTAGAATTGGATAATTTGGGAAGTTTATTTTTACAATTAGGTCGAACTCAAGCAGGTGTTTCTGATGTATACACATTAGCAATAGCTGCGGATGCAACCAATTCTACATTTAATGCACTGCTAAACTGGTATCAAATTATATGATGCGCTTTAAAGAATATATCTCCGAAGAGGCTGAATACGATGGGCGTAAGGTAACACTTAATGCGCCGTTTCGTAGCGACGACAATAAGCATAAATTTTATGTATATGTTCGCAATGATAAAGGCAATGTAATCAAGCTTGGATTTGGTGATCCTAATATGGAAATTAAACGTGATGATCCTGCACGTCTTAAAAACTTCCGCGCACGTCATAGCTGCGATGATGCCCCAGGACCAAAATGGAAAGCACGCTATTGGAGCTGCAAGTTCTGGGAAAAAGGCAAATCGGTGACAGACCTACTGGCACAATAAGATTCATATAAATTATAATATGAATCTATTGACGGATTTGAATGATAAGAACTTTATGCTTTATGCAGCTAAGCATTATAATAATCCAAAGTGTTTGGACTTTGACGAATTTAGTGCTGACCTCGCACATTTAAAGTATGCACGTAAGTTACTAAGGCGATATACTGAAAAAGACATACTACAAGAGCGGCTCATACTTAATCACCTTATCATATTTTATAATATGTTTTATCCTGAAGCTGCAACACGCATGTGCTTTTATCGTATTGATGAAGAATGTTGGCCTGCACTAAAAACATTCCTACTCTACCTAAATTACATTCCAAAAGGAGAATATATAAATATACCTATTGATCTATTGATCGTAAAGAAATTACAAACACTCTAAACTTATGGGACTATTCACACGCGCCGCCGATACATTTTATGCATTTCGATTTCTTCGTTTGCTTACTACACCATGGCAAAAAATGGGTGCATATAAGTTGGGATTGATAGATGCACAAGGTAATATATTACGCAAGGCTGAAACGAGTGAAGAGCGCAGTAAATATAATGTATTTCATAAGCTTGTATTTAATGTTAAGCGCTTACTAAATAAGCTACCTTTTGGCAAAACAACAATTGCATCATACCTAGCTGCATTATATCTTATTAAAGAAAAGACAGGATTATCGGATGAAGCGCTATCAAAGGCGCTTTTAGAAGTTACTGGATTTGATATCAATACTGCGCCGTTAAATGAATCACGTTGGTACCTGACAGAAGATCAACATTTACGTGCAGGGCGCTATACATTACGTCATGACGTTGCGCTGCCACTTACAGGCGAAGTCCTAGCTCTTAAAAAGTCACTGGTAACAATAAGTGAAAATGTTGCACCATGCGGAACTATTTTTGGCGTACCTGTATATACAGCAACACACAATAAAACACATCAACGGATCCTAATTACTCAACATGATATTGTTCAATGAAAACTGAAGACACGACAACCGCATCGGTAGCGATGCCACCATCAGATTACCCAAAGACAGGCGCTACATGGCGCTTGTTTAATGTACCATCTGAAATATTCCGACGCTTCGAAACAGGTCGTAATAAGTTTGAGCGCTGGGGTAAATACCTAGACTTGGCTGATGACGAGCAACAGAGCTTGTATAATTACGCAAAGAAAAATCCAAAACATACCGTCATTTTGAGAGATTCAAATAATGGCGCATTGCGTAGCATACGCCGTCGGGCTATGAATGAAAATCGTAAATAATCTTGTTTACATTTTACTTTATTAGTATATAATAATAGTATACACGCTTTACGATTTATGAATAACGAGACAAAACAACACAGCATTTTTGAAGAACAAATTTCACGAAAACCAAACCATTATCCATGGACTGAACAATTCATTGAGGCCATGCATAATGGTTTTTGGACAGATAAAGAATTTAACTTTAGTGCAGATGTTCATCAATTCAAGACCGTATTAACAGATCAATATCGTGAGATTATTGTACGCACATTGAGTGCTGTTGGTCAAATTGAAGTTGCGGTAAAAACATTCTGGGCAAAACTTGGAGAAAACTTGCCGCATCCTGCACTACAAGACTTGGGTTATGTAATGGCCAACATTGAAGTTATTCATAACAGCGCATATGAGCGGTTGCTATCTGTTCTTGAACTTGAAGATATCTTTGAAGAGAACCTCAAGCTGGAATGGATTCAAGGACGAGTTAAGTATCTTAAGAAATATACACACCGTTTTTATAAGGATAGCAAAAAGCAATACCTATATGCTCTTATCTTGTTTACTCTATTTGTTGAAAACGTAAGTCTCTTTAGCCAATTTTATGTAATTAATTGGTTTGCTACATTTAAGAATGTGCTTAAAGATACTGACCAACAAGTTAAGTATACTCGCAATGAAGAAAATATTCATGCACTTGTTGGTATTAAGATTATTAATACCATACGTGAAGAGCATCCTGAACTCTTTGACGCTGAACTTGAAGAGCGCATTGCAAGTGAAGCAATCGAGGCATTTAAAGCTGAGAGCAAGATTGTTGATTGGATGGTTAACGGCGTAAACGAACACGGACTAAGTGCACCAATTCTTAAAGAGTTTATCAAGAGTCGTATAAATGAAAGCATGGTTGCAATTGGATTTGCACAACCTTTCACATGCGATGAGACACTGCTAAAAGATACTCTTTGGTTTGACGAGCAGTTGCATGGTAATAACATGACCGACTTTTTCCATAGCCGCCCAACGGAATATAGCAAAAAAGGCCAAAGCTTTAGCGAAGACGATTTGTTTGATTTGTTTTAAGCGATATATAAATTTAGATTATGAATGAACAAATACATTGGTTGAATGCCGATTCAAGAAAATTCCTTGAACGTGGCTATTTGGTAGAAGGCGAAACGCCTGAGGCGCGCATGGCTGATATTGCGGCGCATGCAGAGAAATTATTAAATCTTAAAGGCTTTGGCTCAAAATTTTTAGGTTACTTACATGCTGGTTATTATTCTTTAAGCAGCCCAATCTGGAGCAACTTTGGACGTAAGCGCGGGTTACCTATTAGTTGCTTTGGCAGTTATATTAGCGATTCGCTTGAAGAAATTGCTGGCAGTAAATATGCTGAGATTGCAATGATGACAAAGCATGGCGGAGGAACAAGCGCATACTTTGGTGATGTACGTGGACGCGGCGCACCTATTAACAGCGGAGGAACAAGTACTGGTGCAGTCCATTTTATGGAGCTGTATGAAGGACTTATGGATGTTGTCTCGCAAGGCAATGTACGACGTGGCTCCTTTGCGGCATACCTACCAATTGATCATCCAGATATTGAAGAATTTTTAAAAATTCGAGGTGAAGGCCATAAGATACAAAATATGAGTATTGGCGTTACTGTTAGTGATGAATGGATGAATTTAATGAAGGCGGGCGATAAAGAAAAACGTTCGGTATGGGGCAAGGTTATCAAGAAACGATTTGAGAGTGGATATCCATACATTTTCTTTAGTGATAACGCAAACAATGCTGCACCGCAGGTTTATAAGGATAAAGGTAAAACTATTCATGCCAGTAACTTATGCAGTGAAATTTTCCTAAGCACAACGGCCGACGAAAGTTTTGTATGCAATCTTAGCAGCCTCAACCTTGAGCTGTGGGACGAACTTGCGCAGACAGATGCCATACAAACACTCGTATATTTCTTGGATGCCGTTATGACGGAATTTATAGACAAGACCGAAGGTATGGCTCACATGAGCGCGCCACGTAATTTTGCAATACGCCAACGTGCATTGGGCGTAGGAGTACTAGGTTGGCATAATTACCTACAAAAGAATGATGTTGCATTTGAGAGTATTGAAGCACAAGCACGTAACATTCAAATTTGGAGTAAGATACGTGAAGACGCCGATGCAGCAACAACGGAACTTGCCACACTATATGGAGAGCCTGAGTTGCTTGTTGGTTATGGGCGCCGTAATACAACAACACTGGCGGTTGCACCTACAACAAGCAGCAGCTTTATCTTAGGACAAGTAAGTCCAAGTATTGAGCCGCTTAATAGTAATTACTTTGTTAAGGATCTTGCCAAAGGTAAATTCACATTTAAGAATCCTTATCTTAAAACATTGCTGCAGCGCAAAGGATTGGATAAATCTGATGTTTGGAAAGATATACTTGTTCATGGTGGCAGCGTGCAACACTTAACAACACTAACTCCTGAAGAGCGCGCTGTATTTAAAACGTTTGGCGAAATTTCTCAGAAGGATATTATTATTCAAGCTGCACAACGCCAACCATACATTGACCAAGGGCAGAGTTTAAACATCATGATTTCATCTGATGCAAAGCCAAAGCTTGTAAATGAACTTATGATCTTTGCCTGGGAGAACGGCATTAAGAGCTTGTATTATCAACGTGGTACAAATCCTTCACAAGAACTTGCACGTTCAATTACAACCTGCACTACATGTGAAGCATAAAGACAATGAACGAAAATAATAGATGCCCAAAATGCAAGTATGTATATGAAGTTATTTGGGACGATGATGACGACAAATACTATTGTGACGATGAAGACGATTTTGGCGACCTAGAACGCGATGAATTATATCCAGAGTTTTGCCCGTTTTGTGGTACACACCATTTGTATGGCACCGAAGGCGACTCAGAAGACGATGAATAAATAAATCGTATGAGTCCATGGACGTATCAAAATAACACTTTTACTAAAGAAGATGCCGAACTAAAAATTGCAGAAGGCTGCATTGGATTCATCTATGAAATTACAGATGTATTAAACGGCAAAAAGTATATCGGCAAAAAGCTGTTAATTACAAAAAGAAAACGTCCACCGCTGAAAGGCCAAAAACGAAAGCGTATTGACATTATTCAAAGTGATTGGGCAAAGTACTATGGCAGCAGTGAAAAAGTTAAGCTTTTGGTTGATGAACGTCCAGCTGATTTTCGGCGTGAAATACTTGAGTTTTGTAAAGCAAAAGGTGAACTATCTTATATTGAAGCAAAGTGGCAATTCACTAAAGAAGTGCTATTGACAGATGATTATTACAATGAGTTTATCGGTGTGAAAATACACAGCGCTCATGTGAAAAATTTATGGAAAAAATGATTTACAAACTAGGCAAATTAGTATATAATAAACCGTATGCAAATTGTAGACTATAGCGGAATTGCTATTGCGGGAATCTTCTCTCAATCAGCGCGGGGAAATATTACTGAAGATTTTATGCGTCATATTATTCTCAATAGCTTGAGAATGTATAATGTCAAATACCGTGATAAGTATGGACGCATGATTCTCGCTGTTGACAGTGGAAGTTGGCGCAAAAAATATTATCCTGAATATAAGGCATCACGCAAAAAGAATAGAGACTCATCTCCATTAGATTGGGATATGATCTTTGGCATTATTAATACAGTACGTGATGAGATTATAGAGCATATGCCATATAGTGTTGTTGGTGCACCACACGCAGAAGCCGATGATGTTATTGCAACACTTGTTGAAAATACACAAGAGTTTGGTTCTTATGAACCAGTCATGATCATTAGCGCTGATAAAGATTTTATCCAGCTGCAAAAGTATGATAATGTAACTCAATTTAGTCCAATGACTAAAAAACTAATTACAGACTCAAATCCACATCGTTACCTATGTGAACATATCTTCCGTGGGGACAGCGGAGATGGTGTACCAAATGTACTCTCTGAAGATCGCGTGTTTGTTGACGGTGGACGTCAAAAACCATTAAGCGCTAAGAAGATTGATGAATGGTATGCTGCACTGAAAAAAGGCAACCTTAGGGACGTTATGCCAGATGACGTCTATCGTAACTATTCTCGCAATTCACGTGTCATTGACTTATCGTGTATACCTGATGAAGTGGTACAAAAAATCAATGAAGCTTATGCCGCGGCACCAGCAAAATCCAACAGTAAGGTATTAAATTATCTTATCTCCAAAAGATGTAATATGTTGGTAGATTGTGCCGAAGAATTTTTCACATATAAATAAGAATGTAGATTATGAAAACAGCAAAAAATAATGTAAATAAATTACCGTTTGAGGTATTTGAAGCCGTGCAGACTGCTGATAAACAGGCAGATAGAATTGCGCTGCTACAAGAGAATGAGAGTTATGAATTAAAAACAATCTTACAAGCAGCCTTTAGAGCTGATATTGTTTTTGACTTGCCGGCAGGCGCTCCTCCATATACGGTTAATCCATCGCCAGCTGGTATGATGCACATGTCAATGAAAAAACATGTTAATATGCTGCCATTACTACTTGTAGGAAATCCACGTTGGCCTAAAATGAAAAAGGAGATGTCCTTTATTCGTCTGCTTGAAGAGGTATGTGAAAAGGATGCTGAGATTTTTATTGCTATGAAAGATAAAGCGTTGACTAAAAAATATTCGACGCTTACGCCTTCATTGGTTAAAAAGGCATTCACGGACCTAGGAATTTAAAATATGACATATTCATATAACTGCAAGAGTTGTGCCGCCGTATGGGATCTAAGGCTACCTTTGGATTCTCGTGACGCGCCGTGCGCAGATTCTTGTCCACATTGCAAATGCGTCGATTGTGTAATGCGAACTATAGCCGCACCGGCGCTTTCATATGCTGGTGGGTTGACTGTATTGCAACGCGCAGGGAGCGGATGGAATGATGTATTAAATAAGGTTAAGAAGAGTAGCGGAAGACAAAGTAAAATTGAAACACGATAAAAGTACTTATGAAAAAAGGTAAAAAAAATCGAGATCGTAATAAACGTAATGTAGATGAAGGTGCGCGTAAATATAAGCAAAAGAATAGCCGCTTTGAAGATGCACGCAAAAACAAAGAAACACACCGTAATATCTTTACTGAATGGGACTATTTAAAATGAAGATAGCTCGCAAATGTTTCAAGCACACTCCTGTTAAGCTAGATTATGACGATCTTGATGCAGTCACTGGAAAAACTGGACGCCAATATGTTACACCAGACGGACGTCGTTATCCTAGCATTACAACAGTATTAAGTGTACTTAGCAAGGATGGTATACGTGAATGGCGCGCACGTGTAGGCGAAGAAGAAGCAAATCGTGTTATGCGGCATGCTGCAACACGTGGTACTGCAATGCATACCATTGCAGAGCGTTATCTTAATAATGAAGAGCACTATTTTGATCCTCAAGAAATGCCTCACGTGAAGGGTATGTTTGGCGCAATACAAACTATCATTGACGCAAACATTGATGAAGTTGTGCTACAAGAATGTCCTCTTTATAGCAATCATCTTGGCGTTGCAGGTCGTGTGGATCTTGTTGCAAAATTTAATGGTAAACATAGTATTGTTGACTTTAAGACAAGCTCTCGTGTAAAGACACGTGATCATATACAGAGCTATTTCATGCAGGCTGCAGCATATGCAATCATGTTTGAAGAACGCACTGGTATACCTGTGCCACAACTAGTAATACTTATGGCCGTTGAAAATTCAACAGAGCCTCTCGTTTTTGTTGAGAAGAGAGACACCTGGGTTCCTGGGTTGATAGATACAATAAATGAATACAATAAAAGTAAACTATTCGGACATGCATAAAAATAATAAAAATAAAAATAACGCCGAACTATTCGGCAAACTATTCAAACCTGACAATACGCATTCATATGCAAATGACTATGGAGCAGTAAAGGAATATTACCTTAGTGATACTATTGGTGACCCATCAGAATATGTTGATTGGTTTCATGATATACGTAATAGCCGCCCAACTGATGTAATTAAACTTCACATTAATTGCCCAGGCGGTAACATCTTTACAACCATTCAATTCTTACAAGCACTATCTGAAACGGAAGCGCATATCATTGCAAGTGTTGAAGGAGCATGCATGAGCGCAGCAACTCTTATCTTCCTTATGGCAGATGAATATATGATTACTGATCATAGTGTATTCTTGTTTCACAACTATAGCTCACAAACAATGGGCAAAGGTGGCGAGATGTATAGCTGCTTAATTCACGAGCGTGGATGGAGTGAACGTCTCTTTAAGGATATGTATACGGACTTCTTGAGTGAAGCTGAAATTAAAGATATGATTGAAGACCGTGACATTTGGATGACTGCAGCCGAAGTAATGACACGTCTTGAGGCACGCACTGCAGCACGTGAGGCTGCAGAAGCTGCCTCAGCGGCACCACAGCCTACTCCTAAGACTGCCAAAAAATCTAAGAAAGACTCATAAGGTCATCTCATATTTCATAAAAACCGCATCTGGCCGCGTGCTTAGATGCGGTTTTTTGCGTCTTTTACACCATATACAATATAGGAATATGCATTTTTTTGCATAAAGTTATTTACATTGCGCAAAAAATAGTGTATAATAATCTCGTAACGAACGGCAACGGTAAATAAATCGAAGCTGTTCCGATCAAGAAAAAAGTTGAAAAAAAGTTATTTACTTTCATAAAAAAGTATATATAATATCTCAACAATATATAAATAGTAATTCAAGGTTCATGACGAGGGAGTACCTGAAACGCCCAAGCGAGCACAAATAGGTGTCATCATAAACGAGGTTTTTATGAGTAGTCAATAATTTTACTCGTTTGCATATATCGTATAATATGCACGCCATCAGGGTGTCGGTCGCCTGATGTAAAAGAAAAGACCGAACATTTTCAACAGTATGGGTAGTCCCATCGGAGCATGACTGTGATACCGTTACAGTTAAGATTTTCAATCGCGGGGTAGAGTAGAGGTAACTCAACGGTCTCATAAGCCGTGCACGTGGGTTCGAATCCCACCCGCCGCAACCAATTTAATCTCAATATTCATATTGAGAGAATACCAACAGCATGCCAGTGTATCGTGCGTTGATAGTGGCTTACAAACCCATGTTGCAGTAGAAGGTTCTGCGTACACTCCCATTTCAACTCCCCCGTGGCAGTACTAATTTCGTTACTATTGTAACTGTGGTTAACGCTGCAGCTATTACGAATGCAATGATTATTCAGAATTTCGGTGATCTGAATCCAAAGAAAACACCGTACAATTTTTCAATCCTCCGTGTACGCAAACTGGCAAAGCGACTGCCTTCAAGGGGCGGTGATATTGTGAGTTCGACTCTCACCTAGGAGACCAATTTTGAGAGCTGCAACTCTCGTTAAGTGAACATCGAGACTCTGAGAAGAGAGGCTTGCAGGCCTTGAGTCAAAGATGGCAATTATTGTGTAATGGCTTGCGCGCCCGTCGTGAAAACGGGAGGGACGGTTCGATTCCGTATTTTGCTTCGCTTGATGTTCATCTAATTTTCCAACGCTGCCATCGTCTATCGGTTAGGACAAATGGTTTTCAACCATTAGAGCGGGGTTCAACTCCCCGTGGCAGTACCAATTTTCAAAAGTACGTGAGGCTACTGTTGGTTGTGTGGCGGCAGACTGTAACCCTGCTCATCAGAAACATCGTTGGTTCGATTCCAACCGCGTACACCATTTTATTCCGAGGTTAGCATATGTAGTAATGTCCTGCCTTGTGACGGCAGCGAATATGGTGCAAGTCCATGACCGCGGACCATTTTTGAGCAGCGAGAACTCGGACTAAGTAAAAGGAGGTTCAACTCCTCCATTCTCTGGCTAGTCACTATCAGGATGACAACCTGACTGCTCAAATCCACTTTCTTTAATGCCTCCTTAGCTCAATTGGCAGTAGCAGCTCATTTGTAATGAGCAGGTTATCCGTTCAAGTCGGATAGGAGGCTCCAATTTCAATTATGATACTATTCGGTGAGTTAGGTGCATATGTGTATGCATACAGGCTTGAAATTCCGTGCTGAAGATAATGTCAGTGTATCATAATTAAAGATCGCTACGATCTTCAGTAGCTAGCTTCAGTCCTAAGTGAGTCGTAGGCCGCAATGCTATGGACATACCAATTTTCAACTCCCGAGTAGCTCAATGGTAGATGCGCTGAGCTGTTAACTCAGATGTTGCACGTTCGAGTCGTGCCTCGGGAGCCATTTTCAAAAGCGCTATAAGTGTTACGGTAGCACGTGATCCTTCCAAGTTCGAGGCGTGGGTTCGACTCCCACATGGCGTACCAATTTTGACACAGACGGTCTAGCTGATGTAATTTACGAGACCATAAGAGAGGGTGACTGCGAGTGCGGATTTACGGAGTAAGTCTTTTAGACCGAAACAAAACAATATCTCGACAAGACCGGATACTTGAACAAATTTCTGCCTCTCAAACTTCAGCGTGTGTCATCCAATTTACTAGACTTCGTCTAAGCGTTAAGGACCTCACGACAGTACGTGAGAAGTGTAGGCTTCAATCTACAGTCTAGTTCTAATTTACCTAAACGGGCTCATGAAACATAGGGACGGGCTCTTCCACCAGCGTGATGGCTGAAGTCTTCGGACGAAGAGTATGTATATCTTGCAGAAGTGTTTCAACTTAATTTTTATCAGAGGGTGGTGGAGCGGTCTAACACACCTAGTTTGGAACTAGGAACAACGCAGGTTCAAATCCTGCCTCTCTGACCATTTTCAATGGTTGTGTGAATTTCGACTTGGTAAGAAGTAGATTTCATAAGTCTAAGTATATAGGTTCAAATCCTATCACAACCACCAAACTTCAAAGGGGATGTAGCTCAATTGGTAGAGCGCTTGCCTTGCACGCAGGATGTTGCAGATTCGAGTTCTGTCATCTCCACTTTTTTAATACGACTATAGCTCAGATGGTCAGAGCACAGCTTTGATAAAGCTGGGGTCGAAGGTTCAAATCCTTCTAGTCGTACCATAACGGACGTTAAGCTTTAATAGTGAAGCACATGGCTTTTAACCATGAGAACTGGGAGCATTACCCAGAACGTCTACCAACTTTCTCCACACTTAGCTGAGATGGATTAGCACAAGACTGAAAATCTTGAGAGGACCGATCGTTACGGTCAGTGTGGACCATAATGCTCCTGTAGCTCAGTCGTGGTCAGAGCACCCGCCTTATAAGTGGGAGGTCATGGGTTCAATCCCCCATCAGGAGTACCAATTTTCAAATACGCCTATAGCTTAGCGTTCCAAAGCAATCCACTCATAATGGATAGATCCTCGGTTAGAATCCGAGTGGGCGTACCATTTTATTATAAATATGATTATGCGGAGGCATGTCCCAAGGCTGGCGAACGAGACTCCAAATCTTGTTGGGTGAGTTCGATTCTCACTCTCCGTGCCAAAAATCAATTATTATAAATAAACATATAACTATTATGAAAGACGGTCTAATTAACATCGCAAAGAATTTCTTGCTATCTGAAGCAGCAGTGAAAGAATATACACTCAATGACGCTTCAACACTCTCTGACTTTGAGAGTGAAACTGAAATCATTACGCATCTTGTGAAGGATCCAAAGATTAAAGCTGCTACTGGCGGTTCAAAAAATCTTTACTTTGACGGTTCCGAACTTGTATATAAAGACAAGACTGTAAAGGGTGGATTAATTGATAAAGATGGTTTTAGTGCTAAGGTTAAACTTGGTGATCTTAAGAAAGCTATTTTGGCAATGCCTGGGCTACACGAAGCAAGTGGCCAATCTGATCCAAATATTACAGTTTGGACTAAAAAGGGACCACACAATTATGATAGCTTTTTAGCTGCAAATGAAGATCGTATTGGCGAGCCAATGATTGACGGCGGTCTTAAAGCAAATAATAAAGATGCTGAAGCAGTAAACGGTCAGCCAGTTAATGACATGATCTATTGTGGTTCTGGTTGCGTAGTTTATAAAGATGGTGCAAAGAGATTTGTCAAGTTACCATCTGGTCTCATAAACACAGGTGATGGCAGTACGCCTTGGTCAAAATATTCTTCATTTAGTTCTGAAGGTGTGCTAATTAAAGCAGATGATAACAATAAATTCAAAGATATTGCTAAAGCAGTACAAGTTGCCGCAAAATTTTAAATCTTAACAAGAATAACTTTAACGGAAAGAGGCTGCATCTTGCAGTCTTTTTTTTATGCACTCTTAGCTCAGCTGGATCAGAGCACACGGCTACGAACCGTGAGGTCCGGGGTTCGTAAAGTTCACATTTGTATAAATACATTTATGAACTACCAACGTATTTACGATAATCTAATTTCATATCGACAAAATAATCCGGCAACTGGATATACTGAAAAGCACCATATCTTGATGAAATCAATGGGCGGATCTGATGATACTTCTAATCTAGTAGTTTTAACTGGAAGAGAACATTGGATCGCCCACATCCTTCTTTATAAGATTCATAAGAATAGTCAAACAATTCATGCATGCCATATGATGGCGATGCGATGTGAAGAGCGCAGTATATCCTATATTAAGAATTCTCGTCTGTATGAAGAAATTCGAAAACATCACTCTAAATTGGCATCAAAACGTATGAAAATTTCTCAAAGTGGTGAGTGCAATTCACAATATGGAACTCGTTGGATGTGCAATATTGAATTACAAGAAAATAAAAAAATATTAAAAGAAGACAAAATACCAGAAGGATGGATTTTAGGAAGAAATAAGTGGAAAAATATAGAAATAATTTTTACATGTGTTATATGTAATTGTACTTTTTTAAAGCTTAAATGTTCTAAGACATATAAAACGTGCTCATCTGAATGTCTTCATTTATTAAAAATAAAAAATAGAAAAGGTAAAACACTAGATAAAAAAACTAGAAAAAAACTTTCTGATTCGGCTAAAATTCGAATGCGTAAACAAATTGATTCTGGTAATATGAAATTTTCAAGTGTTGATACTGTTTGGATTAACAATGGAACAAAATCTGCACGTATTGAAAAAAATGAATTACCTCCTGATGGATGGAAATTTGGAAGACATAAATAAAAAAAGGCCTGTTGGTCCAATGGATAAGACGAGAGTTTACGAAACTCCAAATTGAGGTTCGATTCCTCAACAGGCCACCATTTTGTATTATATAATTTAAAATAAATGTACATAATATATAATAAACTGATGAATTGAGAGTGCACCATTTTTGCGAGAGGGTGTCTAAACCGCTTGGCCCGTCGGTTGAACTCGCATGTCAATATCTCCAAAGTGTTGATGTTAACGGGCCTTCAAATTTTTATAATGGGGGATTAGTTCAAAAGTAGAACGATTGCTTTACACGCAATATACGAGGGAGCGTTACCTTCATCCCTTACCATACGGAGATATGACAGAGTGGTAATGTAGCTGTTTGCTAAACAGTAGTCAACCTTGATCGGTTGCGCAGGTTCAAATCCTGCTGTCTCCGCCATTTTTGTTGCGTAAGCCAAATGGTTAGGCGCGAGATTGCAAATCTCGTCTTGGTGTGTTCGATTCACACACGCAACTCCAATTGCCCATTAGCATAAAGGTAATGCACACGGCTTTGACCCGTGAGAAGTTGGTTCGATACCAGCATGGGCTACCAATTTTTATAAATAGATAAATAACAATATGACTGAAAACTTTACAAACATTAAAAACGATCCGCTTGTAGCCGCCGCCGCAAAAATCATAGGCAGTCAATTGCATGAAGCTGATTCACGTATAGCAAAAACACCAGCTGCAGTTAAATTACTATCTGGAATTACAAAGCTTGACGCCAAGGAATTTGAAGATTTGTTATATGGTCTTGAATATATGACTCAATGGAATGGCCAACGCGACGGAGATGATGATTATATTGAAACTGCGCTATTTCTTAAAAAAGCAGCAGAACGTTTTTCTAAAAGACCAAATAAATAAATACAGATATGAAAGAAAACTTCACAAACATTAAAAACGATCCGCTTATAGCTGCGGCCACAAAGATCTTAACAGGATGCACTCAATTAGATGAAACAGTTGAGCTCCAAGAAATGTCCAACACTAAAATTGCAAAAGACATTAAGAAGGGCGACTCTTTTAAAGCAAATCTAAAAATCCCAGGAAAAGGTGTAGACATCTCAAAAGCATATACTGTTATTGCGACAGATGACGCAATGGATTCAAAAACTCATCCTGGGAAACTGGTAAACATACGTGTAAAAGCTGGAAACTATACAACCGTAGTTCCTTTTGAAAAAAATCAGAAAGTAGATCTTGTTGAAGAAACAATTGATGAAGCTCTTAAAACTCCAACATATCCACTTGTTCGTAAAATAATGGCAGCTGCAGAAGATATAGATGAAGATGAATTGGAAGAATTGTTTTTCACACTATCAAACTATATGATTTATGGCGGGTTTGGTGGAATGGGATTTGATGATCGTCTGCATGATGAAGTTGGAGCACATCTTTTCCGCGCGGCAAAAGTTTGGAAAAATCGAAATAATTAATTTTAATGGGGATGTCATGGTTTCGACATGACATGAGAGATTATATTGCAACACACGGGTGACTCCCTTCGTCAAAAAACTAAACGGCAAAAATACACTTGCTCTCGCTGCTTAAGTGAGTCGAATGACATGACTCCTATATTGTCATTCGCACGGCATAGGATAGTTGATACCACGAACGGTATCTATTTGTACAGCATTGTGAATAACGCTGTCGTGACACAACGATAAGTGTCTAAGAGTCTCGTCTGAATAAATGAGAATAAGTTGTAGATTGTATAATCGCACACGTCATGGACACGGGTTCAACTCCCGTCGTCTCCACCAATGCACAGGTGACGGAATTGGTTTACGTACTTGCCTTAGAAGCAAGGTTTTGTGGGTTCGAGTCCCACCCTGTGTACCAAAATTTTATGGAAGTAGTCCGGCTGGTCGAGGACACTGTCTTGAAAACAGCTGGGGCCTATAAAGCCCTCGGGGGTTCGAGTCCCTCTGCTTCCGCCATTTAAGTTGCATCTATTATAAATAGATTATTACGAGTAAAGTTATTGGCTACAAAATCACATGAAATCATTTAAACAATATATTCTTGAAGGCGGAAATTTAATGTTGGGCGACCAAGGTGCAGATCGCATTGACCTAACAAAGATTAACCGTGATAGTGTAACGGTGCAAATTGACCGCACACTAGATGCAGTTAACAAAGCATACAAGAAAAAGTATGGACTACCATTATGGAGTGGCGAACTCTTTAAGAGCAAGGAGTTTCTTAGCGGCAGCGCATTCCACTTTTTTAACCGCGCAATTCCTACAGCCGAATTTACTAAGTATAAGAATACAGTAGGCGATGTAGATACTCAGGTTGATAAGATACAAGATGAAAACCTTGGCGAGTTTCTTAAAGCCATAACTGGTAAAACTTTTGGTGATGCTTCACTCATTGGATTTAAGAAAAGCGCGGGGCAATATATTACGCTTTGGGCTTTCCCAGAGTTTGGCATTAACATTCAAGTAGATATGGAACTTGTTGACTTTGCTTATGGCAAACCAACAGCATGGAGCATGTTCTCGCATTCATCTGCATGGAATGATATTACAGCAGGTATTAAAGGTGTGTTTCATAAATACATTATGAGAGCAGCATCTGCAAAAACACTGCGTGATATTATCATTCTTAAAGGTAAGAAAGAAACACCTACGAAAATTAAAGCATCTGATCTTGCATTTAGTGTACAGCATGGATTGCGCACCAAAATAGCACCAGTCCTAGATGGCGTAGGTAAACACATGATGCAGGATGGATTATATGTCTATCGTGAAATACCAACAAGTGAATCAACATATATTACGGATCTTAAAGTTATCTTTAAAGTACTCTTTGAGCGTACGCCATCAGATGCGGATATGAAGATGATGGATTCGTTTATTGGCGCAGCGGAACTCATTAAGAAATATATTGCACCAGCAGAACAAACACGATTAATCAATGCATTTGCAAATATATTATTTGAAAAAGGCGCACAAGGATTATATCGTGGTGATGCTGAACGAGATAATGCCGAAAAGATGGCAGCATTCTTAAAACTTACCGAAATCATTGGAGCACAATATGACCGTGCTGCTATTGATGATATGCGTGCAGAATATTACAAAGGATACAAATAAAATGTTATCATTTAAAAGATACTTAACTGAAGAGGTTGTCGCTACAACGCGTCAAAATATGTTGCATCTGCAAAAGATGAACGACCTTGAATTTATTGAATTTGTACGCAGCATATCAGGTGCAATGCGGGGCAAGCTAAAGAACCTAAAGGTTGCATTAAAGATTGATGGATTGGGTGCACGCTTTGGACGCGACGCAAACGGCAAACCGTTTTTTGAGAGTTCACGCAGCGGACCAGTCTTTGATCGTGGCGCATTCTCAACATATGCACAAGGACGCGGCTCATCTGGTGAGACACTCCTAAGAGCACAGCAATATGATAACTTGTTTGATGACATCATGAGTTCGGCTGCAATGAAGGCTGTACCAAATGATGTTAAAGTTATTACAGAAATTTTCTATAATCCGATGGCAGCATTGGATGATGATGGTATTACATTTGTAACTGTAAAGTATGATAAGAATAAGTTGGGCTCGCACCTAACACTATTTCCGCATGCTGTTGTATATTCTTCCAACGGTGCTCCGCATCCAGATGAAGAGAGAATACTTTCTGATATTATAGCCACTTCAAATGAACGCATACGCGTCATGAGTCCTTCGCTTTCAATGAAAGGCGACATTGATATCTCTGGCATGATTGATCCTATTCTTAGCTTGGGCAAAGAAGCTAAAGAGACTCTAAAATCGCTTAAGCGAGATGATCGTGAAGCTAAGGCAAACCTACGTGCAATTATACAGAGTGTTAAAGATGAAGTTGCAGAATACATATTGGATCACGAGTCAATCCTTGATAAGTTTAAGCTAGGTCCTGAAATTGAAGGATTGGTACTTACCATAAACGGGAGAGATATTAAAGTAACTACTCCAGCATTCAAAGCAAGTAAGGTTAAAGATCGTTTGGCTGAAGCACAAAAGAAAGAAATAGTAATGGTGTTTGGACGTTTTCAGCCACCAAATACTGGACACGAAAGCCTCTTTAAGAAACTAGAGCAGGTTGCTGCTGGACGAAAGTTTCTAATCTTTTCTTCACAAACACAAGATCCCAAAAAGAATCCGTTGCCTTATGAAGTTAAGATGGATTTTTTACGTAAGATTTTTCCAAAGTATGCAAAGAATATTGTAGAGGATCCTAACATCAAAACAGTTCTTAATGCTGTGGTATACCTACATAAGAAAGGTTATACTGCATTAACACTTGTATGTGGCAGTGACCGTGTTGAAGGATTTACAGAACTCCTAAATCGTTATAACGGCAGCAATAAGTATCATTTTGTTGACGGTATTACTGTTGTAAGTAACACTGAACGCGATCCTGACTCTGATGATGCAACAGGTATGAGTTCAACAAAATTGCGAGATGCTGCAAAAGCAAATGATATGGCAACATTTAAAAAAGGTGTGCCAAGCAGCTTTAAAGATACAACTGCGCTGTTTGATGCAGTGCGAGTTGGCATGAAAATAAAATAAATAATATGGTATGAGCGAGTCATCTACTAAATCTTGGAGTTATTTTACGCCTGAAGAAATCACTATGATTAACGAATCGCTAGACAGCGCCGATAAGCGCGAATATGGTTCACGATTGGTTAAGATTAAACTACGTCTTAAAGAACTCGTATCTCAAATTGAAGATCGCGGTGGCTTTGAGACAAGCAATGGTATTTTTAAAGTTAATACCGACTCTAAAAAACTAGGAGTTGAATATGAAACATTAAAGGCTGAAGAAAAGCGTATTATTGATATCTTGCACGAAAAGTAACTTTTTTATTTACATTCTTCTAGTTTATGTTATAATAATTTTATGCATAAACTCGAATACCGCCCGTTGCAGCTTGCAACAGTTGAGGCAATCTTTGACGCAATAGCCAAAGGCAAGACCGACATTTTTATTTGCGCACCTACAGGTAGTGGCAAAGGATTGCTTGCACTAGAAACCGCAAAGAGAGCAGCACAAGAACATAACATGCTGTCATACTTATTGACAAGTGAAAAATCACTGCAAGCACAATATGAAGAAGACACCATAAAGTATAGTGATGTTCATGGAGATGCTGCCAGTGTTTGTGGCGTTGATACATATAAGTGCCACGTGAATGGCGAAAAGTTCTCATTAGGATTGTGTAAGATTATGCGCAAGACAAACAGCGAGGCGCTAAGCATGCCGTGTGCAAAGAATTGTGAATACCTACAGCGTTGGCTTGCGGCACAAGCGAGTCCACGCGCAATCTTTAACTACAGCTATTACTTGCTGCAAATGAATTATGTTTACGAGAAGATGAGCGAATCTGGAGCTAATCCACCATTTCATCCACGTGATCTTGTAATATGCGATGAAGCGCATAAGCTGCCTGACATTATTGAAGATCATTTTGCATGCACTGTCGAGCTAGATTATATCGAGCGGCTGCGCAATACAAACATGATGCTGTCTGCAGCTCACTATGAAGAAATACAATATCGTGATGTTGAAGCTGCAATACGAAAGGTATTTAGACTCTCTAACAGTCAAGATAAACAGGCTCACTTAAAAGCATTAACAGAATATGAAGGCTCATTACGCGAGCTAAAGAAACAAATAACGACACTTATTGGTGGTACAATATCACGACTATTTGATGCTGATGAAGCAGATGTTGCTAAGCTTAAAAAACAAATGAACAAGCTGCCGCGTGAAGTGAAAATGCTATTCCGATTGGGCGATGGCGTTAAAGATCGCCATTGTAAAGTAGAAGATTATATAGCTATCATAAGTGAAGCAGGCGATGATTGCATGGTGGTTGACGGTTCGCAAGATGGTGCAATGCGTTATCATAACCTTAATGATGCGCACTTATTTCAGCGACACTTTAAGAAATTTTCCAAGGTAAGAATCTATATGTCCGCTACCTTACAACCTCATCTGCTTATACAGCGGTTTGGCTGCGAACAGGAAAAGAGTGTTGTGTTTAATTTACCTAGCGCTTGGGATCGTCGCCGCAGTCCAATTGTATGTCTTGATGTTGCTAACCTAACATATAAGAATCAGGATGAAGGATTGGCTGCATGCATTGCTGAGATTGATCGTATACTTGATGAACACAAAGGTGTACGCGGTTGTATACACACCACAAGTAATGTTATTATGGATAGGATCGCACGTGAATCACGACATTACTTTAGGCTTGTACCATATCGTGGCACCGTTGAAAAGATGAGCATACTTAGTGATTGGGATAATAGCGCGCCTGATGCGGTTCTTATTGGACCTAGCTTGACAACAGGAATTGACCTATCAGGTGATGCTGCGCGCTTTAACATCATCGTGAAAATATCGTATCCTAGCATGGGTAGTGCATTAAACGCTAAGCGGTATGAAACTGCATATCATGTTTATGTAGGAGAAGCTGCATCAACACTCGAGCAAGCATGCGGACGAACAACACGTTCCGCTGATGATTGGAGCATAACATACATTCTTGACAGCCGTGCCGAAGGGTTTATCAGCAGCAATAAGACCTTATTTTCACCATCATTTATGGATCGAATCGTAAAAAAATCATAAAAAATGCATTTTTCTTCATTTTTAGTTTTACAAGTGTGCTTTTTTAGTGTATAATAATCACGTAACCAATACTATGAAGGAAATCAAATCAAAAACAGCTGCTGCTCGTAAGGCAGAACAGCTCGAAAAAAAGAAGGCAATTGCAATTAAAAAAGCAGCACGTCGTGAACGCCTTAAAGCAGCTGTAACCAAGCGAAATGAAAGAGCTGCTAAAAAAGCAGCAAAGGTCAAAGGAGTTAAGCTTAAGAAAGCAGCACACCTTGAACGACTCAAAGCAGCGGTAGCTAAGCGAAATGAAAGAGCTGCTAAAAAAGCGCCTCGTGCCGCTAAGCGTGCAAAGAAAATGTCGCTGAAAGATGCGGCTGCACTGCCATTACAGCTAAACGCTGGTGAGCGTATATTGGAATTTGATGATGGCGATTCTCCTACATTTGTAGGCGATTATGTTGGACGTAAATGTGAATAAAAGATTATGAAAATTAAAGGAGAAATAATTGTTGAAATTGGAGAGTCTGAACGAATGCGAATTGCTCGTGAATCATTTTATACTGCACTTAAAAAATGTGGTTATGATTGGAGTTGTTCACACTTTATTAGTGATGACAAAGTATATGTTACACAGACATATACTAGTTCTCATACATGGTCAACCGATGAACTTAAACGTGATGCAACAGAAACGGATCTTTTCATTGTAGAGTTGCTAAAGTCGCTATAAATAAAACACATGCCAATGTGGCGGAATTGGTAGACGTCGCGGATTTAAAATCCGTTGTCCTTATGGGCGTGTGGGTTCGAGTCCCACCATTGGTACCAATTTTGCCCTGATACCGGAACTGCCTTCTAAGCAGTAGTACCGTAATCGGAGTCAATGGAGGTTCGAGTCCTCTTCAGGGCGCCAATTTTTTATTATGATTACCGAAGAAAAAATATTGAACTCTGTTAGGAACTCTGTTTGGGACTCTGTTAAGGACTCTGTTAAGGACTCTGTTGGGGACTCTGTTTGGGCATCTGTTTGGGCCTCTGTTGGGGACTCTGTTTGGGACTCTGTTGGGAACCCTGTTTGGGACTCTGTTCGTGCGCAGGTGTTAGAATATGCTTATGACTACTGAAGAAAAAATATTGAAATCTGTTAGGAACTCTGTTAGGGACTCTGTTTGGGCATCTGTTTGGGCCTCTGTTGGGGACTCTGTTGGGGACTCTGTTAGGAACTCTGTTGGGAACTCTGTTTGGAACTCTGTTGGGGACTCTGTTGAGGACTCTGTTGAGGACTCTGTTGGGAACCCTGTTCGTGCG